ATCTCTTGGGCCGGTCTTTCCACCTTTTAGTGATCCCCGAGCAATTATATTATTGAACTCTGCATCGCCACTATCTCTTTTGATTTGCCAACCCTCTAAACCTGCTTGGAAATTATCTGATTGTATATTTACTCCAAATCGAATAGAAGGAACAGGAGTTCCAAATGATATTGATCCGGTTCCTGTGACTCCTGTTTCAGTAGCGCTGAACTCTACTTCCCAATATCTTTGGTAAGATTTATTTACCTGAACTTCGGGTGGTGTTAAACTCCATCGAGAATCTAATTCATCGAATGCAGCATCGCCTGTCGTGGTGAAATCATAGGTAGCCGCTGTTCCAATATCTGGTTCTGGACGAATTATATATCCATCTCCAGCGTCGAAATTGATTCCGGCAGTCAAATTGTCAGCATTGGAAGAACCAGTTATAATACCCGAAGTGCCGTCAGTGGTATTCAACAATCTGTAGTTACTACTACTATCAAAAACGGATAAATCTTGAGCTATAGCGGTGTCTGTTAATGTAGTAAAGTATTCCCTTTACAGTTCGCGATCCAGTAGCTCCAGTTGCACCTGTCGTGCCCTTAGAGAATGTTTGGTTCTTTGTAATAGAAAAAGCATCCCCATTACCTCTTTTTCCCGAGATAGTAAATACTATTTTACTAGTATTGACATTGTCGGCAACTCCACCAGAAGCGGGTGCGACTACGGCGACATTACCACTATCAGTAATACCGCCAGGTGTTATGTTTGTTCCACCATCCGTTGTTACAGTAAAGTGACCAGCAGTAGTACCTGAACCGTCGTAATCAAGTTGAGTTGCACCTTCATAAACTTCTATATTTGTTCCACTTCCAGTGAAGTCTGTTACAGCACCATCTGAGTCTGCGGGAAAAACATGAGAATCGTTGGTAAGTTGAACAAATATCGCTCCGGATCCTTCTTTAACGGATGCGATTGTGATTGAATCAAATGCGATTTCAACAGTATCTGCACTTGCTTCCGCAACACCCACTCGAATAACTTTGGGAGTAGATGAATAATCGGCTGGAACTGAAAATGTAAAAGTATCGGCATCATCACCGGAAGTTCCATTTGTGTACGAAGTCTCTTCGGTGATATCACCCGTAAATTTGAAATATGGATCAGTAAAGTTTTGAGCAGTTGCCGTGAGGATAATTTCCTCTGAGGGAGAATCACCAGAAACATTCGGATTCTTTCCACTCTGATCGTACTCAATCACATAGTCAGCTGCCGTGAGTCTAACGGTTTTTGCATCATTTCCCTCCTCTCCATCAATAGATTTTGAAAGAGATTGTGATCGAGTAAAACTTTGTTCTCTACCATCTGCTCTTTTAACAGTAATTTGATAAACAATTTTTTCAGATTTGTTGACCATATTACTATGATCACCATATTCTCTTGTGGTAGCATTGGGTGTAGTAGCAGTACCAATTGTGATATTACTATTCGCGTCGGCGCTTATTCGAAAAGATCCATTATCATACGTTGGCGAGTTATCATATTCTAGCAGGGTTGCTCCTTCAAGCACATTAAATTGTGTACCAGAGCCGGGATACGTAGAAGGAGAATCTCCGCTTGGGCCTGTATTAACAGTGTGTCCTTCATTGGTCATCGCAATGGTAATAGCGTCTGAACCCTGTTGTACACCAAACACCGTGAACTGATCCCTTGCTATAACGGGCCCCGCGGCGCTTCCTTCTCGTATTTCAACCTCAATCTTATCAGGCATATCTCCAATATCTGCCCGTGGAGTATATGTAAAGGTTGCGATATGAGGAGAATTATCACCCGTCAGATCTGCTGGGCCAGATCCTTGTGGTTCATCATCAACAAAGAACTCAAAGAAAAGGTCGCCAATTGGAGACTCTTCAGTGTTAAATGCTTGAGCAGTTATAACAGTATTTGCAGGACTCGGAGTTTGCCCGGCCGTATTGTATTCAAATATCTGATCTCCGGCACTTAAACTTACTGTTCTTCCACCCTGACCCGAAGAACCTTCAGCACCTTGAAGTGATTTTGCTAAAGATTGTTTTCTTGTGAAAATCCTTTCTTTACCTTCACTATCTCTTATTGTAATAGTAAATTCAATCGAAGCACTATCAGCTGACATATTGTGTACCTCACCATATCTTCTCACATATCCAACCTCTGGTGAGTATAGACTTAAGGGTGATGTCAGAAATTCGGAATCAAATGTTGGCGAAGAATCTACATCGACATTTGATCCGACAGCGGTAACACGATAACTAGATAATGCATGTGGAGAATCTTCGTCGTAAACTAATTGATTGGTTCCTTCGAAAACTTCAATATCAGTTCCGGAATTGCTATAATCGACAGTTCCGTTGGACGTAGTTGGAAGCACATGACTATCGTTAGTAAAACTAATTGTGATTGCGTCCGATCCTTGTTTTAAACCAAAGATTGTCATTTGATCACGAGCAAGGATTGGGTTGCTCAGAGATCCCTCTCTTATCTGTACTTCAATCTTTTTGGGATTACCAATGGTCGCATCCGAAGTAAGAGTAAAGGAATTTGTAAATGGTGAATTGTCTCCAGCGGCCGCGGGAGAAACATCCTGATTTTCGTCATTTACAAAGAACTCAAAATAGACATCTTCACTTTCAGAGGCATTTACGGCAGTAGCGGTTATGGTTACAATTGAAGGATCCGGATTAGTTCCATCTGTATCGTATTCAATAGTCTGATCAGTTGCGGTTAAATTTACAGCCCTTGCAGAAATTCCGACAGCACCATCCGAACCGGCAGCACCTTCTTGAATGAGAATCCAGTTTACCGTAAATGCGAATTCATGATCAGTACCTCCAGCGTCTCTATAAATAAAACTTCCAGTTACTTGAGGATTTAAAGTCGTTCCATCATATGTAGCAAACTCTAAAGCTGGTTGAGTGACTCCAGTATTTTGTGTACCACCAGTAAAAGTCAGTCCACCATTCCAGCCATTTTTATATCTCCAAGTGTTTGAGGTTGGCGTCGCCGAGTAACTAACTTGACTTAAGTTAAAATAGACTTCGGGAGTAATACTTTTTCCGGTAGGATCCCAAAGATCAGCTGGTGAATCTGAACCAGCGGCACCCGCTTCATCGTAGTAGGGAAGAGCCCTAAACTCAATCGAACCAAGCGATCCAATTGATCCAACATTTTGAAAATTACAATCACCATTGGCGTCAATTGTAATTACTTGACCACTTGTACCGGCAACTCTTGGTAAAGTGTATACTGAAGTCTCCGGAGAATTGTCAACGTATGCAACTCTTTGTGGTGAATCATCTGTTACTTTTAAATCAGGCATAATTTATTAAATAGGTTTCGTAGTGATACCAGCCTTAACACCAGCACTATCACGGTGTTTGTGACCGACAAGACTGACTCCCTTTGCAACCACATCAACTGTGGCTGTGAGAGTTCCGGTTACATCAACGTTGTTATTGATTTTAGTTACTGCGGCACTTATGTCTTGATTTCCGGTGATGCTCATTGTTTGATCACCACCGACAGTAATTGTCTGCGATCCTCCGATTATATTTGTCTGCGATCCTCCAACAGTAACTTTCATTTCTTCTCCTACGTCTAAAGTGTAATTTTTTGCAATCTTCGTGTTCATATTACCATCAACATTTAAGTTTAGGTCTCCAGTAATATATATATTCTTATTCTTAATAACCACCTCGTAAGAATCTCCTACTATCACAACAGATCGATCTCCGTCAGCATAGACTTCATCAAAAGATCCAGACTTGTGAAAGATCGAGATTCTTTCCTTTCCGCTCGTATCATCAAACTCTAAAACGTGACCAGACTCACTCTGATATACGTGATTATTCGGATAGATCGGAACAACATTGTCCGTCAAAGAAGGAAGCGACCAAGAGTTTCCTCCACCCACCGGAGTAATCGAAATACTAGATCGAGAATCTTTGCTCTTATAAACTGCGGAATCCTTGTAATCCTTTCGAGCCGGTTGAGGAGTATCTGGTTTAGTGAGAGTATCCTCTAGCGGATAAACCTGATCCGGATCGGAAAACCCCTGAGAGTATTCCGGTCGTGCTTCAAACATGGATGGAATAGATCCCATAATAACTGGATCCTGTAAGTTCGAACCATCACGAAAGAAACCAATAATCCAAGAACCTTGAACGAGACCAGTTGCGGAATGACCAATACCAGATGTAGAGGCTGACGTAACAGGCATCATCACGTTCGCCCAAGGAAGATCTTCCGTTTGAATTTTACCTTTATCCTCAGTGTGATAACCAAAGCAACGAACACGATAACGACCCATTTCTTCGGGATCGTTTACATCCTCTACTACTCCGGTGAACCAAAGAAAGTTGCCACCGACAAAACTGTCCCCGTAGTTACTCATTAAACATCAATTGAAAAAGAATCCCTCTTGACTCGAAGATTGACGTGATACTCGTCATTATCAAATTCGTGAACCGCCGAAGTGATGAGATACTTACCCGAGAGAAACTCATTTCTATGGTGAGATTTTGGATTATTTACAAAGTCTCGATAAACAGAAGGATCTATTGCTTTTTGAAACTCTAACTCTATCTTTCGCCCGGCGTTGAGCTTAAAGTTTCCATTTAATCGTATATCGTGTGTAAATGTATTGAACAGAGCATTGTATGCATTAATGAAGTGACGAGATATTTTACTCATATCATTATAATTAGTGTTTCCGTCAAATGCCTTTGAGTTGACAGAAATATATTCACAATGTGCCTGAGTGAAATCTGTTAGTTTATCGTCTCCGATCAAAAACTCATCGGACAATATTTTCTTTCCCTCTAAGGAAGGTTTATCTAAAAAGTCTTTTTTATAGTTGTATTCGAATTTTGTGTAAGTCTTATTACCATAATCTAGGTAATTGTTTTTTGAAGCAAAGGCTCCTCTTCTCGATTGAATACTTTTATTTAGTTTGAGATCAGAACTTACACTTAAGATTCTTTCTTCTCTTTGACGAAAATCTTCGACAGTATTTGGATCTTTGAAGACATCTCTCAAGTCTTTGTATCTATCAAGAACTTTATTGTCTTCACTAATGAGAGAAGCAAGTGAGAAGAGTTTGAACTTTCCGTTGAGTGTTTGAAAGAAAAAGAATGGAGAAAATGTATTCTCGGAATAAGTCTGTTTTCGAAACCATTCAATCACATCCATTGGCCTTTGATTTGAGATGATTCCACGAGAAGAACTAATCGCATCTTCCGAACTTATAAATTTTTTTGAGGGTAAATCCAGTTCCTCGGTGAGAATTTTCTCTATTTCATTAGCAGTATTGTTGATATATTTTCTGGATATCTTCTTTTGATTTGAAATGTATGACTGCTCAGAAATACCAAAGAGTGAGATAACCTGAACATAAAAGTTCGATGGAGTAGAACCATACGTAGGATACTCTGTAATGTAAAAGTTGAGTTTTATTTTTTTGATATCCGGTTTTTCTGGTTTCTTTGGATTTTTCTTTCTTTTAAAACTTATTATTACTTCAACCTTTTCTTGGCCAATGATCGGAAATTCTTCGATTAAGTTTGTACTGTCCTTGAGAGTGAGTTTAAGAGTCAATGACTGCGTATAGAGACTTTCAGTTATCTCCATTTTAACAGCCAAGTTCTTAATATCAGAAGTATCACCCCTATAATTTGTGATATTGATATGTTCGAGTTTATAGGCAGAAGGAATTGCTGCCTCGTTTGAACCCTTCTCTAAATTCTTTCCTATAATCGCCATTACGAATTAATCAGGTTTACATACTCCTCAACAAAGTCTTCAATTAATTCTGGTCTTACAAATCTTACTTTTCGTCGATCTTCATTCTTTTCGTTTTCATATTCGAACCAACTTTGAAAATTACTTATACTTCCTACACCACGATTGGCGTGTAGAGCATCGTAAGTTCCGATGTAACTGGTTTCTTCTGGAGAATCCGCAGCAAGGGGAGAGTCAATCGTGTTGTATATTGTTGTAAATCGGTAAGGAGCGTTTAAGAGTTCGTCATATCCTTTGAGTGGTGTATAGGTGTATGAAGAAAGATCGCTTTCAAGGAGAGTATCAACATCCGCAGTAATTGCATTGATGGACTTAAGATAATCCGTATATATTTTCAACCACGCATCTTTCTGAACTTGCGTTGCGGTAGAAGAAAATCCAAAGTGATATGTTTCGGTTGGTATTGGACTGTCATCAATATCGTAGAAACTAATTGAAGAGGCTTCATGTGTTATAAGTTGCAACATAAAATCATCATACCGTTCAATCTTTGCGGTATCCTCTGGTGAAGTTCCAGACTTCACCCATCTCAAATAATCATAGTTGAGATCGAGACCATTAAGCATATTTCGCGTATTGTCTTCTGGACTATTCGCACTTGATATTTCTGTTGCACTTGTGGCAAGGTTGGGGAGAAACAAGAATGCTCCGTGATCTCCATACTCTTGTTCTAATCCGCGATGAAAATCGTTATATGATTTATACCACTCATTAAACCCATCTTGAAGAAAATCGTTTATGATAAAGAATGTCCAATAGTAGTCAGGTGTATTGTAAAGTTTTTGGGAAACTACGTCGGGTCTTTCCCCATCTTTTATATCGTAAAAAAGATAGGTTGAGATATCATCAGCTCGAATTGTATCAACATCTACATGTCTGTAGATATCTACTTTCTCAGCGAAAACATTAGTCTCCTGAAGATCGTATTGTATTTTAGGAAATTGTCGAAAAAATGCCATTATACAAATCTCCCAAGTTGTTCAGTCGGTTTAGTATTTGCATCGACTATTCCAGATGTTTTTGGTACACCATTTTCGTTAATTCCTCTACTAATTCCAAGACTTCCTTCTTCTAAATCAATTATATCTCTACGATTTAGAACTCTTGTTTCTTGATATGAAATGTTAATATCTACTTCAAGTGGGGCTCCATCCGCATGAAACATATTAATTGTGGAATTTAAAGTAGATTCAACTGACACAAGATAACACGAAAATATTTTGGGAATGAATTCATTTTCTTCTCCCTTTCCGTTGTAGAAGGTAATAGTCCAAGTTGGTGGAAATGTTAGGAATGTTCCTGCGGCATCTGCGTAGGCAAACTTTCGAAACTTTGAATGAATTTTCCGAACCAATTCTGCTTCTTCCGCTGAATTTGCAACCATCTTAAAAGAAAAGGTGAATGATCTGATAGCGTTTCCACTGAAGGTTGTGTTGCTATTTGGATTAGTGAGTGACCTACTTGCAAGTTTACTTGCTCCCTTGATCGAATCGGGTATTAGCGGAGCTTTCTGTATCGCAGCGTTTAAAACTTGGCCGGTTTTAAAATTTTGTTTTGCAGTATTTGCTTCCCCCGCGATATTTTTTGCAAAACTCTCAAGACTGTCGCTTTTTTGCATTGCCGAAGAGACGGCTCCACCTACAGTACCAAGATCTACAATATTGTATGTAGCCGAATCATTGATTGATATGTTTGCGGGACAGGGGAAAAAGATAGAATGTTGTTTCACTCCATCCGTTCCCTTATCATAGGCGGTAAATTTTACAGTGCTTACATTTGGTTGACCCCTCAAATCGATTGGGAAAACATATGAGTCTGTAGATTGAGACGAGAGGTAGTTGGCGGCCGCGTTCTTTTTACTGAACCCAAGAGAGGATTTTACAGCATCTATAGAAGAAGTAGCTTGCGATTGTGCGTTTCTTACTAACGCATTTGCTTGTTTTCCTATACTGGAGAGTCTAATTGGATTTGCCATAAATAAATAGGTTTATTGTTATTTATATGACTTACAAAGGGAGATATAAAATAAAAAATCCTGACAAGTATAAAGGTAATCCAACGCAAGTTATCTTTAGATCTTTGTGGGAAAGACAGGTATTTAAGTGGTGTGACACAAATCCTGATGTTTTGGAATGGTCTAGCGAGGAGATAATCGTTCCATATCGATGTAAAACGGATAGAAAACTCCATAGATACTTTCCAGATGTTTACATCAAGACAAAGGATAAGGAGTATTTGATCGAAATCAAACCAAAGAAGGAGACAAAACCACCGAAATCCCGTAAGAAAACAAAACGTTACCTCAACGAAGTCATGACCTACATTAAGAACACCTCGAAATGGGAGGCTGCCGAAGAATATTGTGCAGATCGAGGCATCATCTTTCAAATATGGACAGAATATGGACAGAAGAAACTTTGAAGGGAATGGGTATAAAATTGTTGACCTAATCATATAAATAGATGCATGGCCGTATCTCATTTTGACAAACTTCAAGCAGATGCTTTTCGTTCAGGTGTTCAACCTCGTACCGAAGAGTCGTTGAAGTGGTTTAAAAAGCGTCTTAGTAGTATCACAACAATCAATCGGAATAAGATACTGAAAGACGAAAATTTGATCAAAGTGAACAGACCTCTTACTGGTCGTATGTTCATGTACTTCTATGATCCAAAGACAAAGGAAACTCTTCCATATTACGATAAGTTTCCGTTAATCCTTATGGTTATTTAAATTATCATATAGTCTTCTAGCCGGCGCTCAAAAACTCAAAGAGTTTGAGCCGTGTTTCAAAAGATATCTCACCTCACAAATCAAATCAAGAGTATCAGAAGTTCCGGCAACCGAATGGGAAGCCGCACTCTTCATGCCGACCGACCAGTTTGTCAAGAACAAGAGACAAACCGTCTGGAATAAATCACGTAAACTCATAGCATAATGTCTTTAGTCAACAAAGTTCAAGGTCTCATAAGTCCAACCACAATCGACGACTTCAAGTCAGTCATTGGCCGAAGGAGTGGATTGGCTCCGGCAAATCGTTTTGCAATTTTTATGAATCCACCTTCTCAGACTCTTCTGAATTTGGATTTGCAGAATGCAGCATCAAACCTTTTGAGTGGTAACTTTGGGCCAGGTCAATTCGTAAACGATCCAAGAGACGTTGCTATTCTTTGTGAGAGTTGTTCTTTGCCCGGCCGTCAGATACAAACTCTGGAGAAACAACATTTAAATTATCGGCAAAATGTAAAGATTCCTCAAGGATACTTTAATGAAGATGTGAACTTTGTCTTTCACCTGACCAACGATTATCATATGAAGAAACTTTTTGATCGTTGGCTTGATATGATTGTCAATTCCGAAACATATAATGTTGCATATAAAAAAGAATATGTGAGTGATGTAACTATACAACAGTTAAATCAAAGGAATGTTCCGGTGTACGGTGTTAAGCTAAAAAACGCTTTTCCAGTAACAGTAAATACAATTGAACTAAATAACTCTTCTACAGAAACACAAAAATTGAATGTCACACTGACATATGAAGATTATGAAACCGAAGGATCCATTGCCTCCTCCATCGGTGGTGTTAAAAATGTAATTGGAGGCGTGCTTAATAGATTGATATAGATTATGCCATTACCAGTATTAGAAACGCCGACGTACAATTTAGTTGTACCATCGACCAAAAAGAAACTTAAGTATCGACCTTTTCTCGTAAAAGAAGAGAAGATACTTATGATTGCTCAAGAATCAAATGATGCCTCTCAAATAGAATCATCAATAAAAGAAATAATTAAAGAATGTACATTTGGAAAGATAGATGTGGATTCTTTAATGACTTACGATTTAGAATACGTTCTTCTCAAATTGCGAGAAAAGAGTGTAGGAGAGTCTAGTGAATTTTCTTTGTCGTGTAAAAAATGTGGAGCTAAGAATAAAGTGACTGTCAACCTCAATGATGTTGCAGTTGATTTTCCGGAGACAGTTCCTGATAATAATATAGAATTGTCTAAAGGTGTGGGTATAACGCTCTCTCCAGTTTCAATTAAGAGATTGGGAAACATAGATGATAATGATATCAACTCAATTATCTCTACAGTAATCGAAACCATATATGATGAAGATAATGTATATTCTGTCAATAATGTCAGCAAAGAGGAACTAGATGCATTCATCGATTCTTTTACTCATAAAAATTTAGAAGAGATTCAGAATTTTATAAAAAATCAACCAACACTAAAACACACCGTTAATTTTAAATGTTCGGAGTGTGGACATGAGAACACCTACACATTAGAAGGAATCCAATCTTTTTTCTAATTTGCCTTTCTCACGATTCACTCGCCAATCACTATCAAACTAATTTTTCCATGATGCAACATCATAATTATAGTTTATCAGAATTGAATAATATGATTCCGTGGGAAAGGCAAATATATGTTTCTATGTTATTGGATTGGATAAGAGAGGAAAACGAAAGGTTAAAGAAAAACCATGGCTGAAGAATCATCATTTTTAGGAGTCATAGAAAGACTTAGAGCAGAGGGACAATTAGATCGAAATAGTGGATCTAATTCTATCAAGTCTCTAAAGGAAACTTTCAAAAAGGAACTTACAAGGGAGGGTCAACTCACTCGAAATAAGGGGACAAATTCTTTCAAATCTTTGAAGGATTCTATACTCGGTAACGATCTTGAAAAGTCCGAAAAAGAAAGAGAACAACTGACACTCCTAAAAAGCATTGCTGCTGGAACCAATAAACCCAGCAAAGAAAAGGAGAAGAGCGAAAAGAAACAGAGTAAGGGATTTTTTGCAGATCTCGCATTGATTTTCTCTCCTTTGGGAGCGGCCTTAGGCAAAATTTCACCAATCTTTACTAAATTTGGAAATCTTTTTGGAAAATCTGGCACATTGTTTAAAATTTTTGGAAAGGGTGGATCTTTAGGTAAGTTCTTACCTGCTTTGGGAAGAGTGTTTTCTAAAGTTGCATTTCCTCTTACGATAGCGTTTGGTGTATTCAAGGGGATTGTCGAATCAATAAAGGGATATAAAGAAGGTGGTATAATGGGTGCTATCGAAGCTTTCTATATTGGTGTGTTCGATGCTGTTATTGGAGATACTTTAGGTTTAATTGGTGGTCTTGTAGAGAAGATAAGTGGTATATTTGGATTGGGAGATTTTGGAAAGATGTTTAATGACTCTCTTGCGAATATTACTGACGGTATTAAGGGAGTATTGAGTGGAGTCTTTGATGCAGTCAAGGCCTTGTTTAGTGGAGATACAGATGCATTTAAAGAGGCTCTCGGAAAAATTTGGGAATCCATAAAAATGCAGTTTATAGGTGATGGAGAAGGTGGAGGACTCTTAGGTCTATTACTAAATGGTTTAAAACTGCAATTCGTTGAACTTCCAGCAAGACTTGGCGGATTCTTGTCAGACACTCTTATTCCCTTCTTAGTAGAAACTGTTCCAACATTCTTATCGGAAACCCTTTTACCAAAATTGCTTGAAGTTGGCCAAAATATCGGAAGGGTTATAAGAGACGTTTTTATGGATATGGTTGACATGATAAAGGAGAAGATATCAGGTTTAATACCAGAACCATTTAAGAAAGCAGGAGGTTTTTTTAAAAAGATATTTTCTCCGGCCGAAAAAGACGGTCAGTCGGTAATGCCTGTTGATCCTCGATATGCAAATGCAATTTCCGCCGCAAGCAGGATTAATAAAGAAGAGTCAGCGGAGGATCGTTTGAAACGAGAAGAAATAGTTCCCGAGGCAGAGGCAGTTCCGGCCGAGACTGGTTCACGTTTTGATAAATTCAGCGATCAACAACAACTTGCTCTCCTCTCACTAGAGGATGCGTTAGCGGAGGCAAAGACCGAAGAAGATAGACTAAAAATAGCTGCAGAATTCCAAGAAGGTAAATTGTTTGCAGCAAGTCAAGGTCACGAGGGTATGTTCTCCGATGAGTTTAAAGCAGAACATGCAAGACTTTTTGCCGAATCGAGAAACAATACGGGCGCTGAAATGGAAGTCGGAATGGCAAATATCGCTGACGCAAAATCACAACCATCGACTGTTGTAGTATCAGGCGGAGAAGGAGCTCCACAAACTACAGTGGTGAACAACAGTAACACTACATTCAACGGAAGTGAGCATCCGGAAGAATCAAATGCCCTAACACAACCATCACCATATGCTCTCGCTTAAATGAAAAAGAGGCGATACCAGATTTCTCCAGTATCGCCTCTGTATTTTGTTTATCAGTTAGGTTAGTCCTGAGCCAACTTGGCGAAATATGCCAAGGTGTCTTCCTCACCTTCATCATTGCTTGATGAACTAACACTCTGATCCTCGCTCCTCGGTGCGGGTGCGTCCACTCGCTCTTCACGGGTTTCATTGAGCTCGGTAGTTTGTTCTACCGAAAAGGTGTTGGCTACATCTTCTTCACCAAGTACCTCATATAACTTCTTCTTGAGTTCAGCGTAAGACTTGTAACTTGACGGATCGATGAACTCATTCAATCCATGAAGATTGTCATAGACCTTCTTCAACTTGTCTTCATCACCTTCAAAGAGTTCGGTGACAGAATCGAACTCTGACTTATCGTAGTTGCGATAACCTTCAACATTACGAATCTTCAACTTGAAGTTCGCTCCACCCCAGAAGTCAAATGGGTTGATAGGTTTCTCATCCTCGAACTGAGGCTGCATCACATCCATAACCTTATCGAAGATCTTCTTTCCATACTTGTAAAGAAAGACCTTACCTTCGTTTGATGGATTCGATGAATCCGAGATCACAAGAATGTTTGATACGTAATGCAAACGACGCTTGCGTTGACGAACCAATTCCTTGTCCTCTTCCCTTCCTGAGTTCCACAACTGAGAATTCAACTCACTCAATGGATCTTGTTGACCAATTGAAGTAAGAGATCTCTCAATGTACCACCTGCCGGTTGGCCCCTTGAAACCATGATCCCAGAAACGAACCCAAGGAAGATCTTCGGCAGTCGCCGATGGTAGGAAGCGGATAACGGCATAACCATTACCTGCTTTATCAACTGTTGGTTTCCACTCTCGGTCGTCTCCATAAGACTTCTTTTCAGAGACGCTTTCGGCGGCGTTTACCAACTTTTCTATCGACGCAAGTCGATTTGCTTTTAGTTTTTCGAATGACATATATTTTGTATTTTAGTATATAACAATGTATTTTTTTGTGTGTGAAGAAGTAATATAACAGATTTCAATCACTTTGTAAAGACTTTTCTTACAATATTTACAAGTTTTTTTGTCTGTATATTCCTTCGAGATAGAAGTAATTTATACTTCAAAATGTTTTCAATTTGTTCGGTGTACACTCCAAGAGGATCTCGAATATCTTTCTTGAGTCGCTTAAGATTGTTTACCAGAAGATCGATGATCGCGATTGTTTCCGATGAGATCTCTTCGGCCAAAAGGCAATCAAATGGGATTGTACTTGTACAGATCTGATCAAAGGAGTCGCATTGTTCGGAAAGAGTTCGTAGATCTTTTTCAAATTCATAGGAAAGAGACTCCATTCTCTTGACATACTTTGAGTAGTTTTCCTCTTTCATATCTCCTATCCACTTGACTCCGGCAAGGAAGTTCGCAGTGAAGTAGTCGATGACAATATCAGTCTCCTTATACTTTCTCCCTATTCGTTCAAAAAAGAAGCGATCCTTTCGTCGCGAGAATGTTGATTCGTTAGCGCTGGTTTTAAAACCATACTTGGTTGCGTCGTAGGAATCATTTGTAAAATGAAGTTTAAGAGACAGGTAAATTTGATATGCAGTATAACCATTCACAAAAGATATGCAGTTGTCCTCTTGATAATGTTCCGTTCCATTGCTTCGGCTTCTAGTTTGTCCTTCAATGGCCCCTTGATAATCTTTGCAATGTCTTCCGGATCGATCTCCTTAACCTTACAGATATCAACTATAGCTTCGACATAAGACATTCCATCAGTTTGAACATACTTCTCGACTTTCATACGAAGTTCATCAAAAGTAATTACGGGTTTAATTGGTATTTCATCTGCCATCATGCTTTGAGTATTAAGGTGTTATCGTTGACTCGACCATTTGCCGAAGTTTTCTTGGTTGTGAGTTTCTTGAGAGCGTTTGCGATTTGTTTATCGGTTTTACTTACAATGATTGGCAGTATCTCTTCGGGTTTCCTTATCTTCATAGAGAAGGAGTTCTTTTCGTCGTAATCGCGAATCGTTGTTCCCTTTACCGAGAGTCCAGAAAGACTAGTAGTTGAAAGCACTGTCAACTTACGATACTTCTCATTGAAGAGATAGACCTTAACTGATCCTACGACCTTGATCGGATTCACCGAGGCAACTCCGTAGTCGGGTGAAGACTTCAGGTAATTCATCTTTGCGACCAACTTGTCAGCACTCTTCTCCTTTGTCTTTCGAGGTTTCCGAGTTGCCTTCTTTGTAGACTTGTAGATCTCCACATCGTTCAACATCTCTTCCAGAAGAGCAATTCTTTTCTTGATTGCGGGCTTCTTGAGATAGGAGTAACCTTCGACCGAATCGAGATTGCTCTTGTCTCGGGCTTCAATCAGTTCATCTCTTTGTTTAGTGATCCAACTTACAACAGATCCAAGAGAACTGATCGGGGCGTTTACATTCTTCAGTAGAGATCCCACATTGATCTTGGAGATTTTTGTGGTAGGATTGATAATCCATTCATCCAGCATCTCTTCCAGTCGAACAAGAACTCCCTCTCGAATGCGTTCTTGCATCATATCGTAAACCGATACTTTCTTCTTGGTGGTCTTGGTTGTATTCCTTTCAACCGGAACCAGAGTCGAGATCTTTCGTAGATGGTTGTCTACCGCTACACCATAGTCTACGCCGTTGTGATACTTAGGCATCCCCAGATTCATCATCCTTGCGAGTTTACCGCAACTCACGATCTCGATACACTTTGGCGCTTTACGAATCATCTTCAACGTAGTTTTGTTGGAGGGGCGATCCATTGATTTGACATACTCCTCAATGATAGGGAAATAGTCATCGGTGTTAAGATAGTAGTTGTAGAAGTTCAGAGCCCGACTCAAAGTCTTCTTCTTTTTCTCATCAGTCCACGAATCGGCATCGTGCCATGTTGGTTCTTCACCAGTCCATTTAGACTCGGTAGCGGCGACCAGACCGTTTTTTAGGAATTTACGTTTTGCCATATCAAAAGATTTCTGAATATATGTTTACAATTTGATCGAATCTTGCTTCGAAGAGATAATAACCACTTCCGCCGGGATCGACAATGAAGTCACCATTCTTGCGTCTACCGATGACCGTTCCAGACATAGTTGCACCGTCTTCAACTTTAAAAGTCACGTAATACTCCTTATCAGATTGATCAAAGATTGTTTCAGGATAGAGATCTTCCGGCCAGATCAAAGGAAGTTCGAGTTGTGTCGGTGTAGTTTTCATAGGATAGAATACGCCGGGAAATTCGTCGCAGTAGTACATTATTTGTAAAAGATGTGTCGCCCGATCTTAGTGGTGATTGTCATACTTTTCGCCCAGTAAGGAATCTTGATGTAATCAGCGTGATAGTGATCCGCACCCTTCGTGTAATTCGTAGTTGGACTTTGAACAATCCGCAACGCTTCACCCCAACGAGGATGTTTCATCGCCTTACTAATTCCGGCTTGAGCGTCCTTGTCATTCCAACAAGAGAACTGATACCTTTGAAGACATACCATCGCTTCAGACAATTTTCGTTTTGCGGCACGATTCACAATGATTTCGTTGACCGCTTCCATTGCACCTTCGTGATACTCACCACCCGCTTCAAGAATCAAAGTAGCGGCAACGATCTCGTCGGAGAAACGAATCTTTGACTGAGAACCTTCTCCGGTAATCGCAAGAAGGGCAGAAATAAAAGAGGCAGTAATTAGTATTGTTTTCATCATCTATAAAACATTATGTCAGAATTTAGTGGAAAGTCAAGTCTTAATTTGTAAAAAGAAAGTAAAAGGAGCGAGAGAGGAAAAAAAATCACGAAAACTCTCTCGCCCCATGCGTTATGAAAAAAATTTAGAAGTCTATGTAAGTCCCCAACAAACCGAGCTCTTCGGCGATGTCAGACTCGTCCGGAGCGATTGGTTCGAAATCAAGGTAGTCAGACGGAACACTTCCGTCACTGACAATCTCAAGGTTGTCGATTTTCATCTTAAAAACAGGATTTTTTTCTGGATTACTCATAATTTATAACTCTAATATAGAGGTTTTGAAAGGAATGTCAAGACAATATTGTGTAAAAAACCTGTAAAGTTTAGTAGTAATAACGCTTCATTGGCGTCGAGGCCAACGGAGGATTCTTTTCGGTATCATACCCAAACCCGCGATAATTTCCGGTGCCGTGTAAAACCGACTCAAGAACGTTAATAACTCCCATCCGATAAAAATCGGCAGGTGTCTTTGGAGTTTCGACTCCATTCTCGTCACGATTTGTACGCACTACCGGATGCTCCAGATGACTCACATCCTCTAACATCTTGTTAAGTGTTTCTCGCAGCTCGGCGACTTCAATTGTTTTTCTTTTTCTCATAATTTATCCAAATAAAATTTTTCCAATTAGATTTAAAACAGACAACACCAAAAAGTCTAAGACTCTTTCAAACGATTCTAACCTATCGGTGAATTTAATTGTTTTTTGTTTTCTCATTTCTCAATCTTATACCCACATTATGACTTGTTTTATTCCAATGTCAAGGCGATATCGCGTAAAAAACTTGTAAAGTTTAATTCTTCAAAGTCTTTTTGTAATCCCACAGTACCCCAGCGATGGCCTTTCCACGAGCTGGCTTCTGAAGTCTGGCTATTCGGTCGTAGTCGAATTGATATTTACTTTCGTCATGTTCAATACCTCTCATATTATCTAAAACAATTTTAGAATTCAGTTTTTTTATGGCTCCCCTCAAATTCAGATTTAGAATTCGCACTTTCGTGATATGAGATTTGTATTCTTTGAGATCGTTTTCATCTTTGAAAGCAAGAAGCTTGCCTCCCAATCCTCTTGCTGTCAAATCACCAGAATTGATTCTTTCCAGTTCAAGTTGATGACTTTTAAGTCTTATCTCAGTCTCTTTTGTGGATATTAGTCTCTTTTTTCTCATAATTTATAACTCTAATATATTGATGTTGAAGCGAAAGTCAAGGGTTAAAAGTGTAAAAAACTTGTAAAACTAACTGACATCATTTTGACACTTACTCAACATTTTTAAAACTAACTGACATCATTTTGACACTTACTCAACATTTTTAAAACTAACTGACACCAATTCGACACTTACTCAACATTTTACCATTGCTGAAATGCATGTCTAAATCACTAGTGCCACCGTGATATCGAATCAATCGATCAGTGATATCTTTCAAGTGGGAGCGATTAGGACTCGTCGCAACAGTCATGTGATAGAATCTCAATGCAAGAGAATCATAGTCGGACAAAGGCCGAGGTGAAAGACCCATGTTTTTGGGGAAGTTAATCATCATTGTCATACGAGTAATTTACTTGAAGTGAAATGAAAAGTCAACACCTAATTGTGTAAAAAATCTTTAAAATTATCAGATAAATACTCATGGTATTAAAGATGTCTTGATAGGTTAATCATGGCTGGATTTGTTTGATCGAAAGAATTATACTCTTTTTTAAAAAAACTGTCAAGACTAAATAGAAATAAATGTTATGTTTGGACTCATCACAATGCTCGTATCGACACTTGGCGCCACCGGAATGGGGTCGATCCTCAAAATGGTTGGTGGAATTGTCGCCGCAGGTGCTGAAAAGAAAGCGGCAGCGGAAAAAAGGGAACTAGCAAGGGAACTTGCGGTATCAAGAGCAAATGCAGAACTACAAAAGAACCTCTTCGGAGAACCTGATAAAGAAACTGCGATGTTTACTCGCGCTACTCGCCGTTTCTTGGCTGTTATCGGGATGTGCAACTTTTTCGTCATCTCGGTACTTTGCACAATCTGGCCAACAGTCCCCCTCGTCACCTTTACCCCTCCCGAGTCAAAAACAGGATATAAGTTCATCTGGGGACTCATCGATATCCCAGCCCAAACCGACATCACCACCACAATCACGACGGGGCACATCTCTCTTGTCAGCATCACCACTTTGGCAGCAATTATAGGTTTTTATTTTACGCCAGCTGCCGGAGGAAAGTAATTTAAGTTATTTTTGTGAGCTAGTCCATTTTCTCTCATTTTTTGACGAGACTCATCACTCAAACTGCGTCCTGGCGCCCAACCTTCCTCTAAGAGTTCGTCGTATCTTTCTTGAGGAACTCTTTGACTAACTCCATCCTTGCTGCACCATCGTTTCCCTTTATGCTTCCCTTTCATTCCAGCCTTCATCTTCTCGATCTGACTGGAAGGTTTAGGTTTCCCTTTGTTCCACAAACCAACTCTACGACCAATCTCGGGTGCTATCCTTTCACGACATATCTTATATCCGTTTGAATTGATGTATCGATAACCATATCGATCTTGAAAACACATCTTCGCAAATGCGTTTTCCATCTTATGACGAGCAGTCTTACCTTCGACCATTTTAATCAACAACCAATGACAAATGAAATGCTCGCGAGCACTTAGATTTATTGTCTCTTCTCCACCCAAAGATCTCGGTATAATGTGATGAGATTCGGTGTAGGTTTCATTCCCTCTATTGGGATTTGAGATGATAGACATATACCATCTCGTGTACTTATTTTGAATAAATAGATTCATGCTGAACTTTCTCTTTAAGGTTTGTAAGTTTAGTGTCCTTGGGAATTCCCGTTCCGCGAAGGACTTTCTTTTATTTATAAGAGATATGATTTTGAGATTAAAAGGGGAGCAACTTTCGTCACTCCCCTTCTTTGTTTTCTATTTACTAAACGGCCTAGATTGTCTCCACTCTTCGAAAAGGTAGATCACAATCGCCGTCATAACGATTGCTTGAAATGCAACTATCATTTATTTTCTTCTCCATTGTTAAAACTCCCTGTTGGAAGTGTTCAATGGTATTTATAAATGTAACAAATTTGTAACTTACTTACTTGTCAATCGATTCACACCATCCCAATTATCGGGGCAACCGAATCGAAGTTTCTTCTCCATAATGCGGTAGTATTCCTCGTGATGATCAGTCTCCTTTATACACCAGTCGATGAGTTCAAGTGCCGCTTTCCACTTACCTGCATAGTAATATTTAAGAAGTAAGACGTGGGCCTCTGTTGTCTTTCCAATCGTGTAGACTCGAACACCTTTTGTCTTTCCCTTGACAGCGATGCAATCAAGTTCCATGAGACTCACTAACCCTCTTACTTTCTCGGCGGTATTCTCTCCAAGAAGAAGTCGAACACCATAGTTCTTTGTTTGACCTTCAAGTCTAGCGCCAAGGTTTACGCTATCGCCAAGGCAAGTGTAATCGAACCTTTGATCCGATCCCATATTACCGACTACCACACTTCCGGTGTTAATTCCAATACCCATACCAAACGCCGGTATTCCTTCGGCCGTGATCTCATCGTTAAAACGATCTAACCTTTCGAGCATCTCCTGTGCAGTAGTTACTGATCGCATAGCATGATCAATCTGATCCAAGGGAGCATTCCAAAACGCCATCTGTGCGTCACCAATGTACTTGTCCAGTGTTCCTTCGTTATTCAGAATAGGTTCTGTCATTGCCGTCATGTATCGATTCATTATCATTGTCAGTCCCTGTACATTCTCACCATAGTGCTCTGAGATCGCAGTGAATCCTCTTACATCCGTAAAGAGTATGGAGAGGTCTCTTGTTTCACCACCAAGCCGCAGAAGTTCTGGATTCTTTTGAAGTTTCTCAACCAATGCGGGAGAGAGATACGTACCAAACTGCTTTTTGATCTGAAGTTTCAGTTTCAGTTCTGTCAAAAACTTGACCACATAGTTGTGTCCTACCACCGCTGAGAGTCCAAGAAGAGGAAAGACCGCATCGATCAATAGTTGTTCTTCAAGGAAAATATAAACTACTCCTAAACCCGAGATCGCACTCACCACTATCGGAAAGACATATCCGTGAGTCCAGTAGCGAGAAACAATCAGACAAAGAATCGAGAGAAGAATCATTCCTCCAATCTCGGCGGGATACATCCAGTCCGGCCGGGAGATATTAGTTCCACTGATCGCAGTAGAGAGTGCCATAGACTGTACGTGATGCGGAAAGACTTCTCCAAGGGCGCTAGCGACTGGATTCGTAATACCACCCGCAGTCATACCAATGATTGCGATACGCCCATTCAGAACTCCGTCTTTGACATCCTCGAAGTTGATTGACTCAACAGATTGTTGCCAGTCGATCCAAACACGACTTAAAGGGTCTGTTTCAATGGTAGAGAAACTAGGTATACGAACCGCTTCTACTCCCCCAACGTTTGTTTTGATTTGAAAAGAAGGATCTCCTGATGCGACTCGAAGTGTTTCAAGTACAATAGAAGGATAGAGTTCATCGTTGACCGATATGACCATCGGTAATCTTCGAACCACTCCATCCAACTCTGACATAGTGACTGATATTCCTTTACCAAACGCCGCACTCTGTATTGGCTCAACGTTTGGAATGATACCAGAAAAACTTGGCACTACATCGTTTGGATCCACATCTCCGATCATTGACACTCCAATAGGATCTGGCGTGTAATCGGAGTTTCCAACAAGATACGGAAGAACCACGGGCATTCCTTCAATTGCGGTTGCAAGGTACTCATCTTGACCAAATCGATCCGGCTCAGTCATAGCGATATTGAATACCACTAAACCTGCACCATTTCGATAGAGAGTCTCAATGATCGCTGCATACTCGTTTCGAGGGAATGGAAATTGTCCTAGTCTTGCGATAGTATCGTCTCCAACATCGATTGAAACAATCTGACTGGGCTCAACTTCTCTTGGGACTTCCGTAATGATGAGATCAAAGAATCTTAATCGAAAAGACTCGATCACATCGAAGTTTGCTACTCCAATTGCAGTCACTAATATTAGTGAGAGAATAGGAGATTTAATTTTGTTCAATATAGAACTCATTATCGTTTCCTAAATTAAGCATGGCCTCTTGCCCATACTGATTAATATTTATGGTCGGAGCAAGGCCAAGAGGATATGTGATTGATATGTCTCCTCCGACGAATCGTTGAATCGTTTGCGTTCCTTCGTTACGATCCACCAATCCAAAAGTTTGTGTCTTCTTATCAAACCCAATTCTCTCTACGGTATCTACAACAAATGCATCCGCAACTATTCTAGTTCTTTAAACTCAAGGAAATCCATATCGAGAATGTTATCGACCGCCTTTTGAACGTCTTCCTCGGCTTCTAGGAGTTCGGGTGGAGTAGAGACGATCAGTTGATTTGAGATCAAGTCTTCGGTAATGTCCAACACAACTGGTCGAGTCGGAATACTGTTGGCGCTATCGACGTGAGTCGCCATAAAGGGTTGGTTCATTACTACCGATCCCGCAAGTGTGATTACTTCGATCTCTCCTACCGTTCCATCAAAGTTCGGTAGAAGTATCACTGTTGAGCCTCCGATCTCATTGACAACCATCGAGAATTCTGTTCCGCGAACCGCAATAGTCGCTACCGGAGTCTGTATGTCAACATCCTTAGTGTTGTTCTTTGCGATGCCTCCACTGGCGTATCGAACCGTCCCAATCGCGACTCGAAGAGCCAAACGATTGACTGACTTTGGTTTTGTATCGTAGACGAAATCATCGATAACTAACTTCGAGTTCTCTTTGATTCTTACCTGAGTCTTGTCCTCAAAGGTAATATTAGTCAGACCTCGGGCGGTTTCGATGAGGTCGTTTGACTCTACTCCTAAGTTTTCAGCGAGATCATACTCCTCCTTCAAACGACTCAGCAGACCATCACCTTTGAGGTAGGTGACTTCTCCGATAGTTTTA